AGCACCTGTTGTGTTACATAATAAAGCTTCCGTACCAACTGCTACATTAGTTGCACCTGTTGTGTTAGCATATAAAGACTTTTGACCAACTGCTACATTATTTGCACCAGTTGTAGTAAGCCTCATTGCTTGATTTCCAACTGCTGTATTGGTACCTGCTGTAGTTGCAGTAAATAAAGCTTTTGTTCCAACAGCTGTATTAGAGCTACCAGTAGTATTTGCTCCTAAAGCATCATTACCTACTGCTGCGTTTTCTGCACCTGTTGTGTTAGCATCTAAAGAATTAGCACCAATCGCTGTATTTTCTGCACCAGTTGTGTTAGTTAATAAAGAACCACAACCAACTGCCGTATTACTTGCAGCTGTTGTATTAGCATTTAAAGCAGTTTTTCCTACTGCTGTATTGTTTGCACCAGAGGTATTTAGACACAACGCAGCACCACCAACAGCAGTATTATCATTTGCTGTGTTTTTGCATAAAGATTGTTTACCCATTGCAGTATTACCATAACCAGAAACATTAGCATCTAAGGATTGCATACCAATTGCAACATTTCCTTCTCCTGTAGTATTACTATCTAAAGCACTTTTTCCTACTGCTACATTATTTGCACCTGTTGTGTTAGCACTTAAAGAATTTTGACCAACTGCTGTATTGTTAGAAGCTGTTGTATTAGCTTTCATAGTATCTTGTCCAATAGCAACATTACTACCACCTGTAGTATTAGCCAACATAGCTTCTTTACCAACTGATACGTTTGCTGTTCCTGTTGTGTTTAATCTAAAAGCCTGTCTACCCACTGCTACATTATTATTGCCTGTTGTTAGTGTTTCACCAGCATCATTACCAATTAAAATATTATAGCAAGCTGATGTAACATTTTGTCCAGCATATGCACCCATTGCAACATTAGAATGACCTGTAGTATTATCAAATAAAGCATTAGCACCAACAGCTGTATTATTATTTGCTGTTGTATTAGCACCCAAAGCACCTTGACCAATAGCAATATTGCAAGAACCTGTAGTATTAGCATCTAAAGCTTGTCTGCCAACAGCAGTATTACTATCTCCAGATGTTAATGCAGCCAATACTCCTGTTCCAACACCAGTATTTCCTTCAGCTGCATTTAAAGTTCCTGTGCCATTAGTACCTACTAATAAACTGTTTGTAAAATTTGTTCCACCAGCTTTGTGAGTTATTCCACTTGCTGTTGTTGCCCAAGATATATCTGTTCCATCTGAAGTTAATACTGTTCCATCTGAACCAGCAGCTAAAAGAGCAGAAGCTCCACTAGCATTACCATAAATTATTTTACCTCTAGCTACTGCATCAAGTAAATTTATTTCTGCTGCTGTAGAAGATACAGCTGTACTAGCTATTGAAAGAGCATCTGTTTCTAATGTTCCATCAACATCAACATTGCCAGAAATATCTAAACTAGCTGCTGCTATTTCTCCAACAACACCTAAAGTACCAGCCATAGTTACATTAACTGTGCCAGTTGGAATTTCTATAACGTCTGCATCTGCATCGTTTTTAATTGTAACGTCATTAGTTGTACCTTGACCAGTTAAGATTAAACCTTCTGCACTTGTAAAACCTATAGCCGCATTGTCGCCAGCAGCGGTGTCAGAAGTTGCTTCAACTGTACCACCAGTAATAACACCAGAGGCAGTTACAGTAGTTACGTTTGGAGCATTACCTGAACCAGCTACAGTAGCTAAGTCTGCAACTACAGTAGAAGTTCCTAAAATTGCTAAATCTGCAACAACTGCTGATGTACCCAGTAAACCCATAGCGGTAACATTCGCAGATGTACCAAGTACATTCATGTCAGTTACAACATCTGAAGTTGCTAAAATATTCATGTCAGCTACTACATCATCTGTTCCTAAAATTGCTAAATCGGCTACTACCGCATCTGTTCCAAGAATAGCCATGTCAGCTACGATTGCAGATGAACCCAGAATAGCCATGTCAGCTACGATTGCGTCTGTCGCTAAAATTGCCATGTCAGCTATTACTGCACTTGCAGCTAAAGCATTAATTGCAGTTTGTTGAGTTGAAGTTGGTTTGATTGCTTCCCAAGCATCTGCTGCTGTCCAGTTAAATATTTGAGAAGTGCTAGTATTAAAATATAACGCACCAGTTATTAAAGCATTACTATCATTGTCTGTAGATGGATTGGAAGATTTTGCACCTAAATATCTGTCATCAAAACTATCGAAAGAAGCTGCTGCGTTAGTCTCTGCTGTTTCAGCGTTAGTCTCTGCTGTTTCCGCTGCGGTTTCTGATGCCGCTGCTGCTGTAGCCGATGTTGCTGCTGCTGCTGCTTTAGTTGTAGCAGTTGTTGCTGATGCCGCTGCACTTACAGCGTCAACAATTACAACCCAAAATGAAGTATTAGTTAAAGCAGTACCAACTGGCGATGCTTGAATACAAATGTAAATATTATTTAGTTGAGCAGTTGTTGTTCCTTTAACAATGTCTCTTACAACAAAAGCTGCTGTAGTCGTAGTAGCACTATTACCTTTAAAAGTTCCAAGCTCTTGAGCAACTGCAATTTCTCCAGCAGCATTAAAAGATAAAACTTTGTTAGCTCTATCAGCTGCACTAACTGTAAACTCTGTAGAACTCATAGTGTTTGTTCTAGAAATTTTTAATGATCTATTAACCTGTTCTTGTAACTCTTGAGCAATAGACAGGTTTTTATCAAAAGCGGTTTCCAATGAATTAGCTGGAAGGTTATCATTTTCAATTAAGTCTAATGTTTGTGTTTGTGTAGTAGATCTTCTTAATACGACTGTTTCAACATTTGTTGGAGCAGTTACAAAAGTTACCGTTCCACCAGCTGCTTCGCCTACACCAGTTACTGCATAGTTAGTAGAACCAGTTCCAATAGTTCTAACACTTTCAGCACCAGTTGCATTAGTTTTAACAATTACTTCAATAAATGTTGCGTCAGCAATTTTAAAAGCGTATGTGAATGCTACAACCGAGCCATCGCCGCTGTAACTGTTTTTTATAATTGTAGTTGATATAGTCATATTATTGAGTATTAGCCTCTATTATTTGATCTTGGTTATTTATTTGATTTTCTAATTCTATTAAACTGTCATCCTTAAATGGATCTCCATCATTTTCTGCTATCATTTTTTTTAAGAATATTTCTTGGTGTCTTGCATTAATACTTTCATAAAATTTACTAGATGCAAAATCTCCAGATCCATCAGACTTAAGCATATTTTTTGCAGTAGTTCTTGAATTTGATAATACTTTTTTAATCAGAATTTTTTGAACTGCAACATCAGCATTCTTATAAGTTACATCATTAATTAATTCTGTAACTCCTGAACTAAACAAGTCGCCAGAATGAAATTGAAAGAACTCTTGTTCGTCTGCTGTCATTTCAATATTGATACCACCTTTCATGTTTAAGGTGTTTGTTGTTCTACTTAATTTTGGCATCACTCGGTAAACTTCTTTTTGAGCTTCGGATAAATTAACATTTGAATAAAAACCAAATGTTTTTTTTGGATCTCCAAAGATATTATATTTAGTTGGAAGATTTTTATTATAAAGTTGACTTTGAATTAACGTACTCCATTCATTGCTAATCTTTTGATAATCAGAATTAACAAAAGTTTTTGAAGTTTTCTTAAAAACATTAGGAATAAATCCAGTTGTAAATTTCATACTCATTTTTTTTAAAACTTTAGCTGTACTTTGCGCACTCATATCTCCAGACATTGTTTTAGAAAGCATTTGAATATCATCAAATAAATCTCCAGCTCCAGCAAGATATGTACTGTTAGTTAAATTTTCTCCAAAACTTAATATTAAAGCTAAAGTAGTTTGAGCCATTTCTAATGAGTTAATTTTCTTATTAGCTACGTCTCCAAACTTATCATGGAAGTTACTATCGCTTTCAAAGAAATGATCTATACCAGTATCAAACATCATCATTTCAATAGCTTTTGCACTATTACCAGCCATAGCAAACATTGCAGAAATTGGATCGTTACCAGTTATATTAAATTGGTAAAACCCACCTTTACCATTTGGTAATCGAATTGCATTTGGTTGTAATTCTAAACCTTGCATCATTTCGTATTTGCCACCAGTAGTTTTGCCTTTAATATCTATGTCAGCTCCACCGATCATTAAAGGTTCTGATCTTTGACTATCCCCACTCATTGCATAAGTTGAACCGATTGCAGCCATGTAGAAAGTCATTCCTAGTTGCAATTTAATTTTAGCCATTGTTGCTTCAGCTCCACCAGCAGCAATCTTTGCGTTATAACCAGTAAGTATGTGAGCAAGTCCTGGAGTTCTTTCTGCAACAAAACCAGCAATATTAATCGGTGTTTGTGTGAATGGAATATAATAATTTGTTAGCCAAGTCATATAACCACCGCCAGATCCTTTAATCTTTTGAGCAATAGTTGCTAATTTTCCTAAAGCGTCTCCTCTATCATCTGCTTTAGTTTGAAATACTGAATAAGACATTTCTTTTTTAGCAGTCTCAACTACACTTTGTTTTGGACTGTCAACTCTATGAGCAATGTAAGCAGCTATATCATCATACTTTAAAGTACCTTTATGATATTGTTCCATTCCGTCTCTGTAAGCTAGTTTAAATAATTGCGCTCTGTATTCTTTATTTTTAAAAATGTTATCAGAAGATGAAAGCATCTTTGTTGGTATTCTACCAAGTGTTAAAAGTTGTCCTAACAGATCTACACCAACAGCCGCAGCTTTGTTTTCAATATTAAAATTTGATGCAGTAAGTTTATTACCGTGCATTTCAACTTTTGAACCAGCATGAGTAGCTGGAACTAATTGATCAATATTTTTAAGTATCTTAAGCATACCGCCTTGTTGCTTAAAGGTTGTGCTTAATGCCATCCACATTTCTTGAGCAGCCATTGTTTGACCATAAGCAGCAGCAACATCTTCGTAAGCTGCCACGCCTAAATTGGTTTCATCATATCCTAAAAATCTAGCTGTTTTTTCTTTGCCAACTAATCTAGCAGCAAGTTTTCTTTCAGTTGCAATAATTCCTTGAGCTACCCAATTACCAAGAGTATTTCTAACGTGTGTACCTGGAGCAGATAAAATAGAGTTAATAAATATTTCTCCAATACTATCTGAAACCTTTTTAAGATTTAAGAAACCTCCAGTATCTGTATTGAATTTTAATCTACTATGTGATCCAGCTTCTCCAGCTCTGATATATAAGGTTGCTAATTTAGTAATTTCATCAGCACCACCTAGTTGAATAACTAAATCGGATTTATTAAGATCATCAATATTAACATTAGCAAATTGTTTATTAGAAGTTGGTATTCTCATTGCTTGTAAAGTTCTTGCAGTTTCAGTTTGCACACCTTTAACTATTTTTTGAAATTCAGACATTAATGCGAAGTGTTGTCTAAACTCTAACTTCATAACATCTGTAACATTAACTCCATCATTTTTAGTAACAAGTTTAGCCATGTCATCTAATTGAGCCATACCAGCTGCTAACAATTCTCTAGCTGCTAACATATATTCAGCATTTAAAGTATCACCTGGTTTTAATCTTAATAAAGTTTGTGTTAAAGTTTTTGGATCTCTTCCAATAACATCTGCAAACTTTTTAGTTTGAGCATGATCCATAACACCTCTAGTTCTGTTCTTAATATCTCCACTATATTTTTTAGAGATAAGTTCAATAAACTTTAAAATATCCTTTTCAGACTTCATGTTTTTAACATTAAAATCTGATAAAATTTTAGGAGTTAATTTTAGAGCATTATACTTTAATAAAATGTCTTGAGCTTCAATAGTTTCTACATCAGGTTTTTTAACCTTTGTATCTTTTTTGCTTATTGAAACTTCTGTTGTTGAACCATCTTTAGATACATTAACTTCTTTATCTCCGACTTTAACTGTCTTTGAATTTTTTTCTTTAGTTAATAGCTCTTCAGCATCTTTAAGCTTAACTTTATCTTTATTTTTAATAAGATTTACAGTTTTCTCTAATATTTTTTTAGCTATATCTGATGATCCTATTTTTGCATAATTTGCCATAATTTATTTCTATAATTTTTTGAAAAAGATATTTGAAGATACCTTCTTTATTACTGTTTTATGTTAAAATTGAAATACTATTGATTATAGGATGTTTCGTTATCCTTATTTAAGATGATCCAATTATCATCATTTTCATTTATTTTATTATATGTCATCTGTTCCATAGTCTCATCGTCATAAAAAACTATACTTGCTTCTCTTAAGGCTATTGGATCTGTAATTTTAATATAGTCATTTATAGGTTCATCCAAACCACTTTCTCTATTACCATCAAAAAACAAGATCTGATCATCTGCATTTTCAGCAGCAGTAATTGTGTTTTGCATATCTTGATTAGTTGGTTTTTTTAATAATTGATCTTTAACCATTTGGATTGTTTCAATACCAAACTCGCCTTCTAAATTTCTTTCATATAAATCTTTGTCGGAAAAACCTAATTTTAAATCTTCTATTAAACTTTCAATTCTGTAACCTTCCATAACTTTAAACATATCTTTATTAACTTTTGAAAAATCATAAAGAGTTAAATCATTTAGTTCATTGGATAAAATATTTTCTTCATTAGTCGTTTTAGTAATACCTAATTCCTTTTTAATCACATCTAAATCACTTGGATCAAACTCTCCTTCAAGAAAACCTAACAATTCACTATCTGGTAAACCTTTAGCTAATCCATCTATAACATCTTGTATTCTTTCTCCTTCAATAACATTAGTTAATTTTTTAACTACTTCAGGATCAAAGTTTAATATTTCTTCAGAGTTAGCATTATCAACAGCAGCACCAACAGCAGCAGCACTTCCAACAGCTACTGTAGTTTGCGGTGTCATATATTTAGGAATAGTATTTTTAGCATATTTTAAACCTTGAAATACTTTAGGTATTAAAAATCCTAAACTTGTTCCTTCAAACATTCTAAAAGTAGTATTATAAATTTTCTCTTCTGAACTATCAGGTAATACTTTTAACATCTTTTTAAATTCTTGTACTTGCTCACTATTTAAAAATAATGTTGCATCATCATCAAACGCAATACCGCTACCCATACCGTAAGCAAGTGGTAAAGCAAAATAAGCTGGAATACCCATACTTTTGAATTTTTTATAAATAGGTAAAGCATAAGGTGTATCTTGAACAATCATTGCTACAAATTCTGCACCTTTACTATTTTCTCCAGTAGTCTCACCAATCTCTGCAACTTGTTTCTTTTCTCCATCTAAATATTTAGAAAACTTTTGAACATTACTATTTAATGATTTTTTAAATTCAGCCAGGTCTTTATTTTGAAAAGCAGCTTCCATAGCTGGATCTATACTTGTCATAGTATTAAAGATAACTGCTGCAAAATTTGCACTAACGTCAGTACCATTTAAGAAAGCCAACATTAAAGATTTAACAGTTTCTTCAGGCATATCTCTTAAAAAAGCCATCGCACCTTTTGCATAATTATAACCATCGGTTTCTTTAGCTTTCTCATCTTTATAATTAAGCTCTATAACTCCAGCATCTTTATCTACTTCATGCTTGGTTAATTCATTAGTATCAATATTGTTTTTATTTAATATTTGAAACTCATTGCTAGTCTTAACGTCTTTTTTGGATTGCATTTTGATATATGCTTCTACCCAATTAAAATCTTCGTTTTCCATAATTATAAACCTTTTTTAATTTCTTTAGATTTCTTTTTAGGTGCAGCAAATCCAAATGGTTCTTGATCAAGAGATACTCTTAATTCTATTAATTGCTGAATACTATCGATTGCAGCTATATCAGTTGAAAATGAGTTAATATCTATTGCACCATCTTTATACAGAGCAACCAATTCCTTAGTTCTATTTTTAATATATAAACTTGTGTTATCTTTTTCTAATTCAGTAGGTTCTTCTAATCTGATAGATGATAGATTGGTAAAATTATTAATAGCTGGAATAGTATCACCTCTTAAAAATCTTTCAGTAGTTTGTAGATAAGCATCAGCTGGAGACGTTCCATTCAAAACTAATTTATCATAATAATCAACAGTATTAATTCTTAATTTTTCATCTGCTTTAATTTTTGATCCTCCGCCAGTCAAAACTTTAACAATATTTAATTTACCGCTGCTTACTTTACCAAGATCTGCTGCTAGTAATTTTTTGTTAGTTAAGTATTCTGTATAACCTGGTTGATCTTCTTTATATTTTTCAAAAAGATTATTAAATTTTGTAAATTCAGTAAGACCTAAACTTTCAACATAATCAGGATTAGATAAAACTTGTCTTTGTAATTCGTCTATATCTTCAACAGCTCCAGAAATTAACATTGATCCTTCAATAAAATCAATAGTGTTTTGTTCACTTAATTTTTGAGGATTAGTAATTAGATTATATAAAGCGTCTCTTTGAGAAGAGTTTAAAGCGGTTTTCTTATACAAATCATTTACATCATCTAAAGAAATTGTTGCGTCTCCTTTATTTAATTGTTGGAGAACATAACTAAAATTAGTTATTTTTTGCTTACTATTAAAAGTCTGTGTCAATTCGTTAATCGTGTCCTCTTTTAATGATTGAGATATTAAACTGTTAGTAGCATCTTGAATTATTTGTTTAGCAAGTGTTTCATTAGCAACATCACTAACAATATTTTCTTCTCCAAGTTCAAGAATATCTATTGGATTATTCTTAATTCTATTAGCGTATTGCATAGTCTTTGTTTCGATTATGCTAGTTTGTAGTAACTTTTCTAATTCATTCTCACCAAAAATAAGTAAATTATTTTGATCATTAAATATCTTGTTCTTTTCTATTTGAGCTTTTTGTCTTTTTAAAGGATTATTAGAAGCTTCATCAATATTTAATTTGAATATATCTTGTTTAATATTATTTTGAGTTACCTCTCCATGCTTTTTAAGAACTGAAGCAAATAACTTCATGCCAGTATCATTACTCATTTTATAAAGTTCTGATGCAAACAATTTATTAACTTCCTTATTATACGGTTTTAGTAGTTGTTTAAATTTATCTAAATTGACACCATTATAAAAAGATTGAACATCTGCAACATTTGAACTATTTTGATATTTAGCTGCTTCCTTAATAATGCTCATTTGAGCTACTTTAAATAAACCTCTAACATCATTAGCATCTTGAGTTTTTTGAGTTTTAGTTTGAGCATCTTCAATAACTTTTCCAACTTGAGCTATAGCATTACCATAGTTTAGCATTATGTTTTGATCCATTGCTAATGCTGAAACTCTAGGTGTTTCTATTGGATTAATTCTTGCAGAAGATCTATTTATTTTAATTACAGCCATTATGCAGTCAGTATGCTTCCACTTGATTGATAGTTACCAAACATTGAACTAGCTGCTTTGGCATATTGAGCATTTCGTGTAAGTCTGCCTTTAAATCTTTCGCCTTCTCCTTTAGATCTTAATAAGGATGCGTTGTTCAATTCATTTTGATAATCAACAGTAGAATTAAATTCAGCAATTTCTAAATCAAAAGCTTGTTCAACAGTTTGATCTAACATTACAAGAAATGGACTATCTCCTATTCTACTAACATCAACTCCACTTTTAATAAAGCTCACTAACATATTAGATTGATCTCTAGTATGTTGAGCAATAATTCTTGGCTTATCTACATCAAGAAAAGTTTGTCTTTTTAATTTTGCATTTTGAACTTTTAATTTAGCTTCTTGTTGGTAAAGTCCTTGATTAAATTTTCCAATTTGATCTGCACCATAACCACCTAATAAATTTCCAATAAAACTCATATTAATATATTTTTCCTAATTGATAATAATCTGATCCATCTGGACCATATTTCTTTTTTAAA